CAGAATTCCTGCTTCTGGTCTGACCGAAACTTGGGTACGCGGCCAGTATGCTACGTTACTGACGGCAGCAACTAATCTGACGGGAGACGCTCAGGTAGCAGCGCAAGCTCAGTTAGATAACTTTGAACAGTTCAAATTGCCCGCCTATGAGGCTGCACTAGCTAAATTCGATACGGATGAACCCGAGAAATTCGATTTGGAGAGCATTAACTTCGAGATTAATCGCATAGAAGATATCTCTGAAGAGGATCGCACCACGGATGAAAGTAACCAATTAGCACTCGCCCTCGCCCAAAAAGAAGCGATCCTACAATCCAAGACAGAAAGTGCCGCCGCTACAGGGAGTAAGCCTGCCGAAGTCCCCGTTCTTTTGTCCAACGGGAACGGGAATTACAAAATTGGGCTACCTATCGTAAATGATGACGGCGAGGTGTCTTACACTAACTCAGACGGCGGATTTAGCAGCGTACGACCGCTCCAGCCGGACGAGCTCGACAAAAAGAGAGACGTGATTACGAAGCTCTCTGTTCCGGTCAACACATACGACAAAAATTTAGGTAAGTTACGTCGCTCTATGACCCTTATGACTGAGATAGACGCCATTGTTGCGAGCAGACCGGAAGTCTTGACCAATATTGTTGGCGTAGCAAGTACGCTACGCGAGTTCGCTACAGAAGTAGAACAGGGCACAAAGATTATTTCAATGGCAGGGTTCAGTGAAAAGCTCATAGAAGATGGGGTTCTTAAGGAAGGTGAGCAGCTGGAGTCGTTTGCGAAACGAAGCTTCTCCGACCCTGAGTTAAGTGATGTTCTCGACCAGAAACGTCTCTTTGAGGCTAAAACTTTATTGATGGGATATAGGATAGGATCTCTAGAGGGGCAGTCTAGTACCGCCATGTCCAATAGAGACTTCCAAATCTTTATGGACATAATTCGACCCGGTAATGATGGCCCTGCCTTCCGTAAAAACTTAAGTGACTACTTTTCCGGCGCCATAACATCCCTCGCGGACGAAAAGTCAGTCATTGAAGATAACGCCATGGTCAGAGAATTTAAAGATGTCTATGGCTACTCCCCTATGATGGGTCAGGATATCGTCACACCATTTGCTGAGATTATTCAGAACACCGGAAGCGATGCCGAAAAGAGTATGTATGCCCGGCTAACAGGCGGAGACTACACGGCTCCTGTCGAGACTACTACCGACCTTTTGAGTAGATACCAGAACGGAGAGACTGTCGTCGTAACTCCAGAGTTAAAAGAGCAGTATGGCCTGACCCAGCCCGTGGGTACGCGCATTAAGCTCGCGGAGGATAAGTAATGGCGGACAATAAAAGTCTAGAAAACCCCTTTGCAAACGCTGTGATTGTAGAGGACGAAGAGGAAGATCTTAATCCATTCGCAAATGCTGTTGTCGTGGACGATGGCCCGGCGGTAGAGCCTCCTCCCGAGGATCTCGATCCGGCAAATCTCCCTATTCCTACCACCGGAATGTACGATGACATAAAGACTCAAGGCTTTCTTCCCAATCTATTTGGCTTTCAGCAAGACCGTCCAAATCAAATGGAAGCTGCTAATCAGGCGCAGGCTCGTTACGATGCGTATCGCAACAGCCCCAATAGCACTGAGAACTTTCTAACAGGCCTTAACTACACTGACCCAGATACCGGAACTACTTACGATGTTCCACGGCCGGGATCTCCTCCTATGGTCTTTGGTGACTTGTTTGGTTCTGATTTATCCCCTGACGTTTCGCAAATGGTTGTAAGTTCCATCAAAAACGCAGCGAAGAATGGAACCAAGTTTGCTGCTTCCGTAGTAGACGGACTACGAGATAAATTTTCTCCTACAGAGAATGAGTCCGCGCTTACACAATGGGTTGATTCCGCGATGGCGGAAACGGCCGTGGGAGACAGTTTTGTAGACACTATGGTGATAGAGGGAGCAGCGCCTCTAATGACGGGCGGGGCAATCGCTAAGGTGATATTACGGGGTGGTGGTTGGCTCCGGAGTCTAGTCGCCGTCCCGGCATCGGAATTTGCCTTTTCAGTAGCGTCTGATAGCGACGTAGGCACACTGGCAGTGGGCGATAATGCTATGTTCGATATGGGGCTCGGGTTCAATCTCGATCCTAACATGCCGGACTATGAGCAGGAAATGAAACGACGCTTAAATGTATTTTTAGACGCAACCGCAGTTACGAAAACAGCCGAGATTGGGATTGGGGCGACGGTAGCTCTAACAAAGGCCGTGGTTAATGCCACTGGCGTAAATCTTCTGGTTGATATGTTTAACACAGAGGCGCGTGAGGCTAACGTAGGGCAGCAAGTACTCAGATTTCTTACCGACCTCGATCCTGCCCAAAAGGACTACTCTGAAAAAGTACTCGAACTTTCCGAACTCCTAGAAAAAAATAAAGAAGTTCTAATAGAGTTAGGCGGCCCCGGAGAACTTGAAAACTTAGCTCTAGGGCTAGACACAGTAACCGCGTACGAACTGGCGGTGCAGGCTGGTGATATTGAGGGAGCAGAAAGATTTCTTCAAAAGCTACAGACTCTTCAAACGAGTGCTAAATCTCGCCCGGCATCGCAGACAGTAGAAGCACTGGCGGCTCCTGCAAGCACATTAGAAGACGTAACTCGGCAGACTGAAGAAGTGTTTGCTCCAGACGCTGTAGAGAACGCCCGGTTGGCAGTAGACGCTAGGGCGAGTGATGAGGCAATCGAGGCCATGGAGCCTGCGGTGGCCCTTCAACAAAGGCTCAACAACCTACGAACTGATATCGAAGGTTTCATTGAAGGAGACGTAAGTTTCATCAGTCGGCTGGAAGAGCTAAATAAAGAAACAGGATTTGATGTCTTTGGCTCACGGACTGCAGCACAAGACGACATCATAGACCAATTACTGGCGTCTTCTAAATCAATGGATGACCAGAAGAATGCCCTATTTAATCAAGTTAAGGGCGGGTCTATCTCCGGCGATCAGATATTTGACCTCGTCTCGGAACTAGAGCCCTCTAAGTTAGATGCCGCTAGAAAATCTGCTCTTGGCGGAAGCGAGCAATTCTCCGACCTTCTTGCTAACTCTGAGCCTCGAATGCTCGAAGTCGAGAATGCAGCCGGTGAACTTGAGCTTGTACAGGAAACAGCCGAAGAAACTCGTGAGCGGTTTGTCGAGTACGTTGAAGATAACTTAGATTTCGGAAAATTGTTTACCTCGATACGGCCCAATCTTGCAGATACCATAGGGCGACTACGACAAGGTACCGGCGAAGAAAAAGCTACCGCGCAAATCTTAATCCAGTTCAAAGACTACATAGACACTGCAGCTATGGATGTTCTTGAAGAAGCTGGAGAGCCTGAAGTACTAGAGGCGGCCACCGCTGCGATGGATTACTTCAAGAATACTTGGGCTAAGTACTGGGATGACGCGGGGCCTTTAGAGGAAATAGGCCGCCTCAGACGGCAGACTGAAAACTTAAATCAGGAGGCCGCAGTTCGCACCGGCACAGGGGCTCAAGTTCAGGGAATGCTGAATGAGACTAACCGAGAATTCTCTGCGAATATGATTGAGATGCTGAATAGGCCTGAGTTAAACACCAACTCAGACAGCGTAGTCTCTTATATTATTGGCGACGCCTTAGCGAGCATTAGTAGTAAACTTTCGTCGACCAAATCTCTCACAGAACTTGAGCTAACTGACGTCCGAAGCGCCCTTTCTCAATACGGAAGTATACTACGAGATAACTTCCCTGACGAGGCGGGTAGAATAGACTCCTTCTTACAGCGCATTGAAGGCCTTAAAGCAACTGACGTTAAGTTACAGGACGAGCTAAAGGTCGCTACAGAAGCTGGAGAAGCCGCGAGTAAGGAAATCTTTAATACGACTTACAGTACCTTCTTCAAAGATGGGAACATTTTGCCGAATGGGTACGATAGTCTGACTAAGCTTTTCAAAGGGCCTCAGTCTATTGATAAGATAACTACGTTAGTAGACTCCGGAGACCCGGTAATCATTGACGGCGTACAGTCTGCTTATGCGAAGTGGTTGAGGGAAGAAAAGCTCTTCACTTCAGGCACGGACACTACCGGGCAACGAGTCGTCAGTGTTAATAAAATCAATAAAATTAATGAAGAGATCGAGGTTGCCTTGCAGTATGGCGACAAGATCTTCCAAAACTATCCGGGGTTCATGGACGGTATCCGAGACATTATGGACGTAGCTAAACGGGTCGGAGAGAGACGTGCAGCTAGAAATGTTGCCGGGTCAGATACAGCGGAAAAGACATTGGCCATGCAGGCAGTAAATCGCACGGTCACCTTAACCCTAGGCCCCTTGAACAGATTAGGAGCACGGATACGCTCTGCCGCTACCGGGGTAGTAAATAATAAACTTAGCCCTGACTTTGCCGCAGATCTTACGGATGCGATGATGGCTGACCCGGAAGAATTCATGCGGGTTGCCGGAATTGCCGCGAATGCAGCAAATAGACGGGGTGGGATTGCTACTGCCTTCACGACCCCGGAAGAAAGAGCCATACTTGCTAAGTGGATATTCCGCAGTGGAATCTACAATCAAGAGGGTCAGGAGCCTACTGAAGAGCAAATAAACCGGCTTCTTCTACAGGCAGCCCAGCTTGAGATTCAGGCTACAGAAGCACTAGGCAATGCCAGTGACGCCGTGTCTGATCAAATGAACGATATCTTTCAATAGTCGTGATTGAGATCAGCGTTGCCTTATCAGTATGCACACAGGCGTATAAGGCTATTCAAAAAGGTATTGTGGCGGGCAAGGAAGTAGAAGCCTTCGCCAGCAACTTCTCTCGATTCTTTGAGGCAAAAGAGAGCATTCAAGAGGCACAGGCCGAACTGGAAGAAGGTAGTAAGACGTTAAGGTTTTTTGCGAAAGGTAGTGTAGAAGGTCGAGCTCTTGAGATTTCTATAGCAAAGCATAAAGCAGCCGAGCAAGAACGCCAGCTTCGCGAGTTACTAGTGCTGACAGTAGGCCTTCCGTTCTACGAAGATATGCTAATACAAAGACGACGGATAAGAAGTGCTAGGTTGGCCGCTGCTAGGAACAGGGCAGCTAGGAAAGCTTTATATATTGATGCAGGATTAATCTTTGCCTTGTGTGCGGCGGGCCTTGGCACGATCCTTTTTATGATTTCGCTGGTCGCATAATTCCAACAACGAACTTTCGGCAGCCTCCTTCTCGGGGGCTTTTTTTTGTTCGAATATTAGATCCCAGTTATCGGAAAATTTATCCTTAGATACGAGTCTAGGGCGTCGCCCGCTTCCTTTACCACTCATAGCATTTCCTTGGTATAGATGCCCCTGCCAGAATTCCGAAGGTTAGCCGGTGACAGGGGCGGGCTCACTAGCAAATGAGCTGTAGTCATTCTACGAATAATCGGACTAATCGTCAACTGATCCCGTAGGAATATTTAACTTACTCCACTGAGAAATCGGAGGAATAAACTGCTCTTGCCCGGTGGAATCCTTCAGCGTCAAAACTATGTCGACAGCGACAGAAACACGCTTATCCTTAGACGGATTACTGGCGACTTCATGCACCGTCTTGCTTGGGAATATAAGTAACATATCTTTGCGCACATGGAAGGGAACCTTAGACCGGTGCCGTACGTCACTGGCGTATAGTACTCCGTTCGCCACATGCTCCTCCGCAAACAATCCGGGCATAAACTCAGACTGAATGTCCTCGAAGCCGAATGTAATCTGCCCTCCATCCGGCGGTGTTTCTAGGTAATATACGGCGCTGAGATGGCTGTGCCCATGACGGTGCGGGGCAATAGAAGCACCTCCAGTAAGCCCTGTTCCCCAAGACCGGCTAACGTGGACATCGAAGAAAGAGAGATCGACCCCCAGCTCTTCCACATACTCCGCGATACCTAATGGCAGGCAGTGAAATAAGGGTAGGAATTGAGACAGCCTATGGAGGCTACTGCTGCCGTCCATGTCTCCAAGGTAAGCCCCTTGGGTATCGGAGGAAGCACTCAGAATAAACTCAATCATGGGCTCGCGCTGCTCTTCGGACAAGCCCATGAAAGCTGAGTAGATTGTAAGCGGGTTGAAAGAAAAGGTTTGGCCCAACACTACTTTTTACCTATTCTCTGTAAGCTGCTGCCATTCCATTGATACGCCGGGGTACTGGGGTCATCTATCCCGGTCTGCCCGGTACTAAGATACGTAACCTTACCGCCTGCCGATAAGTAAGCCTCGGTATGCTCCGCAATCTTTCGCCGGAGCTTCTCGGTATCAGGCCTCTCCTCGTGTTGCACATTTCGATTTATCTTCACTATGAGAATCCTCATGACATCGCTTAGAGTGCCCACAGGCGGTACAGCTCGTCCAACAAAAGGAGATTATGCCGCCATGGGTAAATTTGCTGCAAATGTACTCACCTAACTCTATTCCCCACTCATTAGGGGTACAAATGCACTGTTTTTTACTCATACCTATCCCTCCTCGTTTCTGGGGCGGGCCACAGTTGGTTCAGCTTATCAGACAGCACTGAACAGTCCCTACATAAATTGTAGTCCTTGAGAGAGCGCATAAACTGCTTGCACATCTCGCAGGACTTACCATTCGATATTTTGCCCTTCTCGTCGTGCGTCATGCGGTACCTCCGTAGGCTTGGCCCCAGACATCGCCCCAATCTCCTGTAAGAGCCCCCTTAGCGTAGTCGACTACTTTATTCTCAAAGAAGTTTGTGTGGGTTACCCCCAGCATTCCATCTACCCACGGCAGAGGGTTCTTCTTAACCTTGAATATACCCTTCATGCCGAGTGATATCAGGCGCCGATCCGCAATGTAACGAATGTACTGCCGGACGTCTTCTTGAGAAAGGTTTTCCATTTCATTAACGCCAAACGCTAAATCAATGAACTTGTCCTCCAGTTCGACCATCTGCTCTGCAATAGTGTAAATCTTGCTTTTTAGTTCGTCATTCCACAGCTCCCGGTTCTCCTTGATGTACTCACGGAACAGCTTAATCATGCTTTCAGTGTGGAGAGTTTCGTCGGCAATGCTCCATGCAATTATCTGCCCCATCGAACGCATCTTGCCGTGCCTAGGGAAGTTAAGAAGCATAACAAAGCTTGAGAAAAGCTGCATACCCTCGGTAAACGCAGAGAATGCGGCAATCTGAGCGGCTACATCTGGGCCCTTCTGCTGCTCGATAAAGTACTCGTGCTTCTCTTTCATCGCATCGTACTGCAGAAATTCATTATACAGCGAATCTGACATGCCTAGCGTCTCAATCAGGTGGCTGTACGCAGCTATGTGAATAGACTCCCTTGCTGCGAAGCTAGAGAGCATCATACGGATCTCCGGCTGAGGAAATACGGGCAGGTAATTCGTCACATAGGCACCTGCAACATCTATGTCGCCTTGAGTAAAGAACCTAAAGATCTTTGTGAGAAAGTCCTTCTCCCCTTCCGTAAGCCGGGTCTGCCAATCCTTAACGTCTTCAAGCATAGGAACTTCCGTCCACAGCCAATGCATCTGCTCACTGGCCTTAAATGCGTCGAACGCCCATGGGTAGTTGAACGGCTTATAGAAGTGTCGCTCATCTGTTAATTTCAATTTCTTTTTAGCCATTATCTTATCCCTCACACGCAACACAGACATCCCCGTCTGCTACTGCAATCAAATCGACATCGTCCTCTAGACGCATTCTCTCTACCCTACGGCCTACCCGGTCAGCTTTTCTAAGCTTGTCAGATCGGCAGTAGTACAGGCTCTTAAGGCCCATCTTCCATGCCAAGAAATGAATGGCATGAAGGTATTTGATACTAACGTCCGGACGGAAAAACAGGTTCAGGGACTGCCCTTGATCGATGTACATTTGTCGGTCTGCAGCGAGATCCACCAACCAGCGTTGGTCTAGCTCAATGGCTGTTTTAAATACTTCTTTAATTTCATCGCTTATATCGAGATGCTGTACAGACCCGTCATTAGCGATGATGTCGGCCCAGACTTCGTCCGTGTCCATCCCTATTTCTCGAAGTCTCTTCATAAGAAATTTATTCTTGGTGACGAAGGCCCCCGACATAGTGTCTTGCCTAAATACGTTCGCTCGGTACGGCTCTACGCTGGGACTGGTATTCCCCATAATTAGGGACGAGGACGCATTCGGTGCTATGGCATTGACGTGACTGAAGCGGCGAGAGATTCCTGCCGCAGCGGCATCCGGGCATGGCCCACGCGCAGCAGCCAATACCGCATCAGCTTCTAGGCACTTCTCGTTGATTGACTTGAATATACGCAGGTTGAGAACCTTAGCCGAGACGGAATCAAAGGCTATGTTGTTCTTTTGGAAATACGCATGTAACCCCATTGCTCCCAAACCAACACTCCGCTCTCGCTCAGCACTCAGCCGGGCCCGTGAAATGGAGTCTGGCGCATTTTTAATAAAGTACTGCAACACATTATCGAGCATTTCTAATGTGTCTTGAATGAGCAGAGGCTCGTCCTTCCAATCGTCATAGTGCTCGAGATTAAGCGACGAGAGGCAGCATACAGCAGTCCGCTCCTTACTCGTGGGCAGGAAGATCTCCGTACAAAGGTTTGAGCCGTTAATGGTCAGGCCCCTATCCTTAAGCCACGAGGGCAGCTTATCATTAGCATTGTCGATAAAGATTAGGTACGGTTCCCCCGTCTGCATCCTAGTCTCGAGTAGCCGCTGCCATAAGTCACGAGCTGAAACCGTACTGGCAACTTCTTCTGAATGAGGACTCTTGAGCTCCCATGTGTCGTCGAAGTCCGGGTCGCGCATTGCCTTCTCAACCACTTCCATAAACTTGTTGGACAGATTGACACCGTGATGCAGATTAAGTGTCCGTACGTTCTGATCCCCAGTAGGCTTGCGCAGTTCCATGAACTGAAGCACGTCAGGATGGCTAACATCTAAGAAGGCCGCGTAAGAGCCTCTACGTGTCCTTCCCTGTCTGTAAGCTAAGCTAGAGGCGTCGTAGACACGTAGGTGAGGCATTACCCCAACAGACTTATCGTCCACCCCACGTATGCCGACATGGATGCCTACACCGCCGCCCAACATAGACAGCCAGTTAACCTCCGATAAGGTGTCCACTAATCCTTCAGCGGAGTCGTCTAGAAAAGACAGGAAGCAACTTATAGGTAGCCCGCGCTTTCCTCGGCCATAGCTAAGAATAGGGGTGCTGTACGAGAGCCAGTGTTTAGAGCTGTATTCATATAGACGTTGAGCATGCTCGGGGCTACTTGAAAACTTCTCTGAGACATATGCAAACCGCTCTTGTGGGCTAACTTCGTCTTCGCGCATATAACTTTCACGAAGGCGGCTGAGACCTAACTCGTCAAACAGCTCGTCCCTTCGATAATCTACTTTTATTGTCATTTTAATACCTAATCACCCTATCGGGCATCTCCGCTTCCGCCAATTACACCACGAGCCATGCGTGAATTTAATTTATCTAAATTTCTTTGGGCCTCTTCGCTTAGAGATAACCCTAAATCTGAACAAAGGTTTGCGAGGTACCATAAGACATCCCCGATCTCCGCTCCGATTTGTTCCCGGTCAGAGAACACGAACTCTCCGCCTTTGTCCCGGTAGACTTTCTTTATTTTATTGGCGACTTCGCCTGCCTCTCCTGTAAGGCCCAGCGCCGGGTACATGACTTTTATGTTGTCGGCATAAATAGAAGTCCCGGCAGCCTTGTGCTGATAATCATCTAAGTCCATTAGAGGTGTTCCCCGCGTTTGTGCATTTCAATTAAATCGTCGATGAAAAACTTCATCTTATTAAGGTCGTAGAGAGTATCCACGCCGTCTTTCTCACTAAGGCGATAACAGGCCTTAAATATGTCACCACGCGCCTTACTCATTGCCTTGTGACTAATCAGGTGGCGAAGCTCTGAGGCATGCTCTGGAAGCTTGTAGTAGTCGGTAGAACCACCATCGCTTGAGGTCTTTGTCCTGTCTTTAACCCGAACCGGGCTAACAGGAGATCCCACAGACTTGTCGACACCGCCAAAAGGGGGGAAATGTGCAGTAGCCATATCAGTGTACCCCGCCGTCAGTAGGTTTCTTAAATGAGGCAAGGTCGATTACCTCGGCGTCTTCTCCTGTGTAGGCCATTGGCCCAGAATCTTCCGGGGCCTCGTTTTCCGGATTAGCGAATTCCCAGAAACCGTCGCTCTGACGGGCTGTCTCCCCGAACGCTAGAAGCATCTCCGGGTGAAGATGTACGGCGTAGTAAATCCCGTACACAATATTGCGCAGCCATTCTTTGGTATCCTCTGACTCATCCTCAGAGAAGAACTCAGAAGCCCCAAAGCTAAGAGCTCCATGTTCGCCGGTTGTCAGCTCTACATAAACCCCACTTTCCGTATCTTCATTTTCTTTTTTTGGCATCGATAATATCCTCAAATTCTTTAATTTTAGTAAGTGCTTGCCTGTTCTTCTTAACCTTAAACCAATCTGCCGGGATAAGCTTGTCCGCAAACTCAAAGTCATGCTTACGGCACCAGTCTGCGTAGGTCGTTTTCGAGTTTTTCCGAATGCGAGTACCACTGCGGCTGAACACAAAACGGATATCCAGCTCTGGGTGTTGCTCACGGATAAAGAGATGCTTCTTCCTATCCTCGAGCATGAATCGACCCTTTGACTCGATGATGATCCCGTTAGCCAAGACGTAGTCCGGCGTGTATGTGTGTAAGCTTTCTGGAATCAGGTACGGTATTTTAAATGGCTCATATTCTGCAGAACGATTAAATTTCTTAATCTGGTCTGCGATGTCCAATTCTAGTCCCGACCGATACCCAGCCCGAATTGCCCTTTCTCTAGTATTATATTTTGGCACATACCTTCCTAGCCGCCTCAGACAGAGTGGCGGGGTTTAGTGAGTAAGTATCTTCCCTATGGCCTCGGTACTTCATCCAGCACGAGGCGCAGTAGGTAAGACCGTCCGTTTCTACTGACGCGACAGACCGACAGTGATTGCATTTAGCTTTCGGCATTTTCCGTGTACTCCGAGTACCAGTAATAACGAGGATTCTGAGCCTTGGATCCGCCCTGCGGTTTATGAACAGCGTCTGGAAAGCAGGACTTTTTGTAAGCACAGAAAGTACAGGTGGTGTGCAGGCGCTTGTTCCCAGTAGGCTTCGTTCGGAAATACTCAATCGTAGGCTCAAAGCATTGAACTAATTCTGCATTAGTCGACACGGACTGCACCGTTTTAATGATATTCATTTCTAAATCTTCCACTTGCTGCGGGCTCGGATCAGCCTCTACAAAAAGTGTTTCTCCTGAAGATTTGTTAACGACAATCCATCCGCCCTGCTCTTGCTTAGTGCCCTTGCTGTAGCCATAAAGCTGGGCGCCATAGCCAAACGCATCCTCTTTAACGAGGCCTGCATATCCGGCTCTCCATTTGTTATCAAAAGCCCACGGGCTGCTGCTCTTGGTGTCATAGACCCTGCCGTCGATCTCAATGTCATTCTCACCTGAAACAACAACATCATCGAACTTCAGCGTTGCTTGTGACTTGCCTCCAGTAATAGGCAGCTTAGCAACTCGGAGCAAAACTTCCATAATGCACTCAGTGGCGTCCCCCAACATCATGCGTACGATGTGATTGTAAGGCATTCGCTCACGCTCTAACCCTAGGTTCTCACGCTGCAACTGGCACAGCGGTCTACCTATGTTAGACATTCGCAGGCGGAAACCTTTCTCACGGGGAGTCAGCTGCTTGCGAAGGGCCGCTTTAAACATTTCCCCCGCGTCTTCCACCCATGCATCGTCATACTCAATAGCATCGTTATTGGATAATTTTTCCAACACGCTGTGTAATTTAGCTTGGTACAAACTTGATAAATTCATAAGGAACCTCGAAGTGAAAAAAATGGGGAGGTACAACCCTCCCCTAAGGTGCGCGAGCACGTATGCTTAAACTTCGAGAGCATCCTCTAGCTCTTCAGCTAATGAATCTATTGCATCATCAGACAGCTGGCCTTGCCTCATAGATTTTTGATACCCGGCGTCTACCTTTTCGTTTTCGCCTTTAATCATCTGAGCCATCGCAAACATCGTGTGCAGCGTGTCATCGTCAAGATCGAGCTTTGCCTTAAGCTGCGGCTTAAAATGCATGACGTAGTACACTACAGAGCCGTTTTGCAGCTCCTCCGCACTCACATCGCAGGAGTAGTCGTACAGGTTAGACCCGCGAGGAATGGCCTTGGCAAACTCGTCTTCGAAGGGCGAGAAGTTACTGCCCTTGAGGAGCAAGATGCACGGCTGGTTTTCTATCGTAACTTCTTTGCCGTCAGCGTCCTTACCTGTGTACGATACAAGCGCACGTAACTGCCGGAAGCATTTAATGTCAGCGTACTTCTTTTGCTCATCCTTCGAGGCTTCACGCAATACGGCGCTGGTAGGCTTACCGCAGCGTATCGTGCCTAACATATCCCGAGCTTCATGCTTAAAATTTGGGATGAGTAGCGTTTTGTTCTTCACCCGGTTTTCTTCCGGGTCGTAGTGGAGCCATTGAAACAGCTGACTTAAAACCCGCAGGCTCACAGTCTCTGCATACACTGCCTCAATACCATCGCCCTTCAGATAAAATTCACCTTCGGGTACCTTCCTGCCGCTCGCGTCCTTTCTCATGCTGTTAACTTTCAGGACTGGCAATCGGTCTCCGGCTTGTGCAGGAGCTTCCGACGCACCTAATAGCTGGGCTATTTGCTGAGCTTCAGCGTTCGAAATTGTTGCTACTTCAGTACTCATATATTTCTTCCTTAAGTAAGGGTGGTTTATTAAATTTACTTTTTTGATACTACAATTACAAATGTCATTGATCAACACTTATTGGTGTAGTTTCCATCCAATTCACACCGATCTCTGCCTCCGTCGACAAAGGTAAAATTGGACTGTACTCGAACCTCTCTACGAGCTCTTCGCCAATCTCTTCCATGGCCCAATTCAACGCACGAAGTACTGCTTGCGTCTCCTCCGGGTGAACATCAACTACGATGCTGTCATGGACTGTCAGGACTAGTTTCGAACGTAGGTCTAGCTCACGGAATCTTCGCAACGCACGGATACAACTCAATGGGACTATATCCGCGGTAGCAAAGCTTTGTACGGGGAAATTAACAACTTGCGTAGCGTTGCTAATCCTCCCATTACCTGTTCTCCGAGCGTTAGGAAAAGCAAACTGTCGCCCGGAAGGAATTTGGACAATGCCTGTCTTAAGCACTCCATCCATTAATGTTTTGTGCCATCTACCTAACCCTGCATAGATGTTAAAATATTGTTTGAAGTACTCTTTAACGTGAGGGGCTTCCATTGCCCCCATGCCTCCATACAGGGGAGCAAACGTATAGGCCTTCGCAGCCTGCCGCATATCTTTGCTAACGTCTTTGATGTCACACTGGTTAATGATCGAGGCTGTCTGTGAGTGGACGTCCTTGCCGTTGAGCACGTCACTTATTATCTGCTCGTCACGGGACAATTCGCCGGCAACCCGGAACTCCAAGCCCGAGTAATCCATCTCCAGTATTTTGCCTCCTTCCCACCTAGACACTAGGCAGCGCCGAACAGGAAACTTTCCTCCCTTAGGCAGATTCTGAAAGTTAGGGTATGAGGAGCTCAGCCGCCCGGTCTTCGTTACAGTCTGGTTGAACTGCGCGTGGAGTAGCCCGGAAGGCCTCTTCCATGTCTTTATGCCCGCCACGAACGAGTCTAGGTAGGTAGACACGGCATTTAGTCTCATAAGCTTGGTTAAAAACTCAATGGCCTTCAGGTTATCTTTTTGCTTGGCCTGACGTAAAAGTTTACCAATGGTTATCTTGTCAGTCTTAAAACCATTCACGCTCGCATCTTCGGGGCCCGTGGGTATTAGTTTTAATCCCGCTACGTTTCCGGTCTTTCGAAGCAAGTAGCCTCTACTCTCACACGACACACACTTTGACTGCAGCTTCCATGGCTCACCATTCTTCTTGTACTTCTGCACGAACCCACGGCCGTTACAGGTAATACAATGCTCTGCGATCGTCTTGAGAACGCGAGTAGTCGACTTTCGTACGGTGTTTGCGAACATCGACGTAGACATGCGAGGAGTAGGTAAAGGTTTGCCGTTAGGAGCAGTACCTATCTTGAAAGCTCGCTTGTGATACTCACGGTCAACGACTTCGCGGCTGTATACGACCTTCGTCATATCGATTCCGCTGTTAAGGTTGATTGGGGTATCGCCCATAACGTCAGATACAATTTCGTTTAAGGACGCTTTTAAATCGGTCTGTTCGGCAAGAAACTCTTCCTCAACCTTGTCTAGCTCATCCCCGTCGATGGTTATCCCGTTACGCTCTATCTCTACTAGGAACAGGAGCATTTCATTCATCAAATCAAGCACAGGAGCCAGCGACTGACTCTCAGGCTGTTCGAGGTCGGAGACTTGCTGAAGATATATCTCGGCGCAGGAAAGGACATCTGTATCCGCGTAATCTATGACTAGATCCAAGGGCATGGCCTCAAAGCCTGTGCCTTCCTTAAATAGAACGCCGACTAAATCATCTTTCTTTCGGGTTACTTCTCGACGGATAGCCGTCTCTTTCAGACTCTTGGGGATATTCTGAGCCCTTGCAAAGATGTACTCACCAATCATCGTGCAGTGTACGCGCTCCGGTATCTCAAACCCGGCTTCGAGCAGGTACATAACATCGAACTTCGCATTGTGCGCGACCATCTCGTCTGCCCACGCTAATGCTTCTTTGAGTTCGCTAGGGTCATCACACCCATCCTTCTCATTGTGAAAGAAGATGGCTCTCTTAGGCTCGCCAATAACCCCATCAATGACCCTACGCCAATGGGCAGAGACGATACGGTTCTTAGGATGGAACGGGCTGTTGTCCTTGTTACCATTGGTATCACAGACTGTAGTCTCGAGATCTAGAACTAGTACATTACTCGACATAACGAGATACCTCCGGCTCTATCTGGCAGATCACGGTTCCGTGCCACCCCGAGAGTTTGTTTTTGGAGATAGTTAGGTACCGAGTGTTGTCAGGCTCAGCGTCGTCGGCCGTCTCGTGCTTACCTACGCCTATGACAAGATCTGTCTCCGCCATTTTACCAATGCGGCTGCCTTCCATATCGAACCCGGAGAGCTTGGTTCTTCCTCGAGCCTCGTTGCTTGCCTGTGAGACAGTCAGAACGGCACACTGGTGGCGCTTAGCCAATTCACGCAAGCTTCTGTATACCTCTCGCAACCGCTCGTGGGTGGCCGAGAAGTTACCTGCTACGTGGCACTTATCGCCTTGGTCAATCACGACTACATCCGGACTCTCTTTCTCGAGAAGCGCGTCTATCTGGCTCATGTCGTAATCTTGGACATCTTTCATCTCGACCCGGCTTTCGATCTGTCGGAATAAATCATGGGCCTTTCGAGGATCTTTGGAGATTTGTTCACGGGTCATGCCGGCCCAGCTTTGCATCGCACGGAGCATGGTTCGGCGTGTCTCTTCTTCGTTGCCTAGGTAGAGAACCTTGGCCCCTTGGTCGCAAAAGCCACACGGGCCGCAGCAAAGGCTGACAACAAAGGCGGTCTTTCCTGTTTCGGGCAAGGCAAAGACAGTACCGAATTCACCGGGGCCAATACCGTAGATGTGCCGGCTGAGGGTACGAATATTAAACTCCCACCGGGCATCGTCACTAGTCATTGCTAGTAACTCATCTATGTCTTTGGTTGTGTTGGGGCCGAAGTCGTTTGGTAGGAGGCTGTCTCTGGAGCCGCTGATTACGGTCTCAAGTCGCTGCATTGCATCGTGACTGCCTTCACTTATCTCGATTCCTATGTTGGCGATCTTGTGCCCGAGGGATCTCTTCCAAAGCTCGGTAATTAAATCGCTGACGATGTCTGCCTGCATGTCTGAAGATGACATGACCGCGCACACGTAATCCGAGATTTCTTCTTTCTCAGCACGGGTAGCAACCGGGTGGCTTAGGACGTAGAGCCCTTCTAAATCGTCTTGGGTGAGGTCTCGCATGTACTTGCTGTGTCCAACACAAATACACTTGTAAATGATCTTACTGGTACCTTCAAATAAAGATTCTGAAAGAGATTGGATATTTTGCTGATATATATCCTGATTTAACAGGGATTTAAGGATTTTGGTATCCATAGGATTTAATACTCATTAGCTAGTGACACACGAACTGTACCATAACTAATGCATTAGTGAATAGGCTAGGCATAAAAAAACCCCGCCGAAGCGAGGTTGTTTCGATCTTTCTGCTTATAACTCTAGCTTAAGCGAACTTTCATCTTCTTAAGATCAGGCCTACTTGTGTTTCGTCTTTCACGCATGTCGATCTCTGAGTGTACGACTCGCGGATTGCCCCGGACTAGCTCATCTATTGTGGCCTGAAGTTTTCTTTGCTCCTCGGCCGCTTGCATATACCCCTCGGGAAACTCGTAATCTATAATTACTATACCCCTACTTTTCATGTTTATTTTCTCCTCTAACAATATGTAGGATCTCGGCACGGGTGCAGTGCTTTAAGTCTTCATTCGTAAAACGAACGGTGGCTGCTGTTGTATGCGATATTTGATCCAATTCGTGACGTAACCTTATTGCCTTTCTTGAGGCGTCTCTGTCAAGAATAATAATAACATTAGTAAAACTCTTTAACTGTCTTAACTGTGTACGACTGATGTTCGTGCCGAGTAAAGCAACCCCAGCATACACTCCGGTAGCAGACACGGAACAGGCACTAGCCGCGTCCTCCACTACTACTGCCGTATCCAACTTTCCTGAGATAAATAGCCCCGAGGAGTCTCCGAATGATAGCCACTTAGGCTTAGCACCTTTTAAGGATCTGCCAACAGCACCCGTCCCTGAATTCATCATGAACAGCACTCTATCAGACACAGGGTCGTACCTAATGCTCTCAGGGGAAGCCTCGTAGGCGTAGCTGCAATTATTAGACTCAATGTAGTCCATGACCTTGGGGTGATTAGACGGGTCACACAGCAGCTCAGGAACGGGTCTAACAGCCTTCTTCTCATTAGACGTTTTAATCCCAGAGAGTTTATTCCGTATTCCCTGCCCGGAGTATCCTACCTTCTTAGCCCCATGAGATCCGCAGCTTGCTTTATAACAATTCCAAATAACGGAGCCTGCTTCATTAGTCAGGGTAAACGTATATCGACCTCGACAGAACGGGCAATCAATACGCCTCGTTTCTCCTTCATTAATGGGCAGGTCTTTAACGAGATATAGCTGTTCTGCATAAGTGGCCATGTACGTGATCCAAAGGGGAGCTCGGCCCGCTGCGGGGCCTCGCAAAAATACCATTAACTTTCAGTTCTGTCTACAAACAAATGTACATTTACTACTACACTAGTTATGGGTTTAATAACTGACTAGAGCCATAACATACTGATTTAATTACTTATACACATAACGGATTGGTCGCAGGTTCAAGTCCTGCCGGGCCTACCATTTTATTGTTTTTATTGAATTAAATTAGTTTCAAGTTAGAAAAGTGCAAAATAGTTTGAAATTATGCCATTTTCTTCTCTAGGAAAGCCTTTGGCGTGTGCCCTTCCCACAGATTTGTCACGAAGACAAACCTAGGGCCACTGTAGACCGGGCTAACCCTGTGCAGCAGCCCTGAATCAAATATAATTAAGCGGTTAAAGCTTGGTGCAATTCGCTCAATCTCATTGTGTTTATTTTGAATCTCTAGGTAGCCTCCAGACACTTCATGGGGCACCGGGTAGTACAGCGTACCCTGTTTTGGAGTGACTATTTTTCCAGAGTCGTTACACTCCATTTCATCCTTGTCGCTGTGCCAGTTCAGGAACCCGCCTGTGGGCAAAACATTAAGCCAGAACTCAAACCCATGGGTCTTGTCTTGGTCTACCTCTAGCGGCTCCCAGATCTTACGTACTAGGCTCTCCCATACGTTCTCTGGCTCCCTTTTCCACCAGCCTTCGTACCACATAGTCTGACTTTGAAACTGGTAAGACCAATTCTCTTTGTCAGTAAGTTGTTTTAGCTCGTCTTGATCACCAATAAATCCTTCCTGAATGTACATACTATTCTCCAAATCGTTTGCGCTGGGCGTTGCCCGCCAGCTGCTCAGTAGTCCTTACATAAATCCTCAAAACATCAGCTGATTTATGCCCAGTTATCGCTCGTAGTTCATCGTGGGTACAGCCGGCCTCACCCAATAGAGTAGCCCCTGTTCTTCGCATGTCTCTCATCTGATAGTGGCTCGGTAAGCCCGCAGCCCTCCTAACCTTTCGTACAGCTTTATTATAGACAGACCGATCCACGTACGGACGACCTGTGGCCTCATACACAACGAAATGGTCTGAATCAGTGGGGAAATCTTGTAGGCGCTTTAAAAGTCTGGGGCTGCCTACTATCGACATAGGCGTCTTGGTCTTCTGCTGTACAAACTTGAAGACTCCATCGTTTAAATTGTCACGAACAAGGTTCAGCATGTCTCCGGGTCGCTGACACAGGTCAAAACAGAGCAGGCAGAGTGTTCCTATGCTGCTTCTATTCATCTCGTCTGCTGTCGCAATGAAACGCATCACCTCTTCTTCAGACCACAAGACTTCCCGAGCAGGTAATCCGGGTATACCCATCTTAGAAAACGGGTTTCCGGTCACTTTTCCGTGTCGGAAGGCGTTAAACCACACTTTTCTCAAGATTTTGACGATTGTAGTGCCTTTATGTGCGGAATGTTCGTCACATATCTGGGCGTACATCTTATCGGCATGCTCTGGGGTCACTGAGCGGGCTAACATGTCGCCAAAACGCACATTACTACCTCCAATTCTGAAATCTAAGGCTTCAGAAAGGATGCTCGAGTACAATTTTCGGCTATTTTCGGCTAATTTCTTATAAGAAGGGCTAGATTTATAGTGGAGGGCAATTCCGGCCACTGTGCGCATGTTAACCATCGCTGCATTTTGATTATCTAGGCCACTTTTACGCAAATATACTTCGTAATCGCGCTCAAGCTCTCTAGAATAGTCTTTAGCTTCAGTTTCCGTATCAAATTGCATGTAAGTTGCTGCAATTGAGTTTTTCCATGCGTTTGGAGGGTTAACAGCCCACACTGAAGTCCTGCGCAGGGTCTTTTTCTGTACATATTTAGCTTTCATGACGAACCTCTTTTGCTAGTGATACAAGTGAGAACCAAACTCACTTACTATTACACTAACAAAACTTTTACTGGCGCGTCAATTGAGAAAATAGCAAGAGATGCTAAAATTCCACTAAATTAAGACTCTATGACATGTAACCCTTGCCCGGAGTTTGGAACATTAAAACCTCCGCTTCCATCTGATCCTCTAGGTTTTTGACGATGGTAATCGGTATATGATAGTTATCATCCCCGACAGGCACCACGTCAGCAATATAATTGTGAGCCAATGCTACAACCGGCACGTCCCTACCCCCCTCTCGACTTAAATTAACCGCGTCTATGATGGCTAAGGCAAGTTCTTCGCCTGCATCTGGGCTTAACTTGCATGTGCTAAATTCTACAGTGAACTCATATTGCTTATTTGGCATGGCTATCCTGTTTCTTTTTTAAATCCTACTGGCGCGTCAAAAATCATTATGAGTCTTTGACAGTACTTTTTTTGTTAATACCTGAAAGTCTCAAACACAATAGCTATTATAAAATTGATACTTTTTCGGAGCCCCTTAGAAGGAAGCAAGAAAGCCCCGACTAATGCTTAACTATTGCACTAGTGCCGAATTTCTGGTTTTATTGATCTGCTGGGTGTGGTGCCCGGCTTTAATTCACTAGCAAAAAAGAGAGCTCTATTATGACAAAAAAAATACGCGCCCGGATAATCTATCGGGGCCCCTCAATGCTCGATCAGTCGCCCATTGTCGCCGTTATGATCCCGGCAAGTTCAAACAAAAAAACCGGCGCCATGGATCAGGTTTATATCCTCGCCGATAGCGACAGAGACCCGCTTGAAATTAACCGGCTCGGCCTCGATTTCGGGATCTGTGGCGATTGCAAATTTCGCGGCGACCCCGCCCCGGATAAGGAAAAGGGCACCGCTCGGAATCGCGCCTGCTATGTAACCCTTTTTCAAGGCCCTTTGGTAGTGTGGAAAGCATTACGGGCCGGCAAGTATCTAGCGGCTTTCCCTTTTGAATTGGCGGAGTTAGGCCGCGGCCGAAATATCCGCCTAGGCGCGTATGGTGACCCGGCCGCAATTCCGGCTGATATTATCGAGGCACTGTTAGAAAATGCCGCCGGGCATACGGGATACTCGCACCAGTGGGATTTGCTCGCGTCGGATAAGCTTTCTGCCCGGTGTATGATCTCGGCAGATACTGAAACAATCGCCCGGGTACATTGGGCCGCCGGCCGTCGAACTTTCCGGGTCATAGATTCGGTCGACGATATTGTCCCCGGTTCTGAGATATTGTGCCCGGCAACGGCAGAAGCTGGCCGCCGTACAAATTGCAACGATTGCGGATTGTGTGCCGGATCGACGGTCATCGCCCGGAATATTGCCGCGGTGGCCCATGGCAACGGTGCAAAGTATGCGAGGGCGCCCGGGTGAAAAATTTCTACGCTTTGATTGGGTTTCTGACTTTTTGGGGGATAATCCTAAATTTTGTCCAGTACTTGTGACACTAATAAAACCCTTTACACAGGCCCTAGTAATACACTAATATTTAATTCGTCGGGCGTGGTGCCCGGCTTAATCACTAGTAAAAGAGGCTAAAAAATGAACCAAATAATACAATTTAACCGACTACCAAGCTTTCCCGAATTGTCCGACGTCACCGGATTTACGGCAATTCGAGAGCGCGTATTTACGCCGCGAGGCGATATCATTCCGCAACATTACGGGATACGCAAAGACGACTCCGAGACCGTTCTGGGGGTGGTGGGTAATAAATTTGAGATCGCCAACAATGGCCCGATCTTCGAAGTACTGCGAGACGCCGTACAAGCGACACTATCGCCCCGGGAATGCAAAGGGGTTAGCTTGGTTGAGAGCTCCAGTTATGGCGGCGCGTTTACCCGGTTCGAGTTGGTGTTTCCGGAATTAAAGACTGAGATACGCCAGCGCGGAAGCGAGACCGAATTGAATTTCAAAATTTCGGTAATTAATGGATTTGCTGGCAATAGCGCCATTCGGGTCATGGCCGGGGCCTATGATCTCATATGCACGAATGGCCTTTTTATCGGTGAGATGAACAAAGCAACGGCTCGCCATACGACCGGATTTACTCCCGCCCGGTTCGGCTCTTTTATCGAGGGCCAGTTGGCGGAATACCGCGACCGGGGCCGGATTTATCAGGCATGGGCTGACCAGTCGATAGGCCAATCGCAAGTATTGGATTTGCTCGAGGCCTCAAAAATTCCGGAACGCAAGCGAGAGGCGATCGCGGCACAATTCGCCCTCGAGGCCGCAAGTCGAGGCGCTACAGTCTGGGCGCTGTATTCTGCCCTTACTTTTTACGCGAGCCACAATTCGGAACGCTTCACGATCCGCAACAGTGCCCGGGTAGATAATGCCGCTGCAGCTCTCGCGCAACGTGAGCTCGAGGTTTCAAAAATAGTCGACTCGAAAGCATGGTCGACACTGACAGCGAGGGCCGCATAATGAATACTTTTAAGCGTGACTTACTGACGGGGGCCGCCTTAATTGGCGCCCTCATTCTCGCCCTAGGTTTCGCCGGGGCGTCTGATTTCGAGTCTGAAACAATCGAGGCCCGGCACTATTGCGACATGATCACCGGCGGCTATTGGCCGGACTACAAAGGCACCGCGGCCGATTGCCCGGCCATCGTCACGGAGGGTTCGCTATGAGCTTATTTCGAGAGTTAAGCGAGGGCGAGGTGCTAAACTTTAAACTCGCTGCGCGTGAGATGTTTACGCCTGGGGATAAAATCGAGCGCGGATTATGGCATCCCGTTTTTATAGCGGAGTGCGAGAAAATCGAGGCGGAATCGCTTCAGGCTGATGGGGTTAAAATATCCGATAAGACGCTAGACAAACTCGCCGCCGGATTTGCTCGAATCATTACAGGCGACCGGGTAGCAGCTGCAGCAAAAGAGCCCGAATTGCTCGAGGCTGGCGATACTTTCGAGTATTGGGCCAATCAAGGATGGCGCCCGGCTGTTTGCTTAGCTACTCGGGCCGGGGGCGTGTCGCTGATACTGTACGTTATGCCGGGCGATAGGTCGGCTCGAGGCCGCCGGGCAAACCTACCCCCGATGTCCGCGATGGTGCTAGTGGATCTTAATAGCACCGGCGATCATCTGCCGGGCGTCGATTGCTTCGAGCATCCTCGCGGAGTGTCTAGCGTGATCCGCGATTGCGGGGCTGACTATAAGCATAAACGCGCGCTATCCTTGGCGGCCCTCGAGGCCTCGCGGCCATGGGCTGCAGCTGTACTCGATCAGTGCGCCGGGTTGTGGCCGGTCGATTACGGCGACGACACCCGGGCGAACCTCGAGCGAGTGAGAACCGTGGCCCTCGATCGACTGAGTTATGAGATGCCCGGCGACTAGTACCCGGCGACTGTACCCGGTTCCCCTTTGGCCCCCTAACCCGGGGCCTTTTTTATGCCCGGCGATTCCGTACCCGGCGCCCGGTTCGATCTGATATAAGCTCTCTCGAGGCCGCTAGTATCGTACCCGGTACCCTAGGCCTAACCTATGCCCGATCGTTTAATGGGCGGCCTCACAGGAACGATTACGCGTATATGATACTCCGACGCGGCACACCCTAAGCGATGCCTAAACCGTAAAGCGCGAGAGCGAGCCGACACCGGGCGCTCACCCTAGGGTTATGAGGCCAGCTATCCGGGCGTCAATAGCTGCAGGGCCTCGCTCAAATTAGTTTTAAAAATAGTTTTATTCGAGGGCGGATCAAGCAATCGCCCGGACGTTATGCGGGACAATATAACGGGAAGGAATACCGGCGAGGATCCGGGGCCGATACGCTTCAAGGCCCATGGTTACTGGGCTACAGGCCGGCCGGGCACAGGCAAAACGGGGGGGCGCCACTGCCAGTGGGGGGGGTACCCGTTACTGTATACAACCATGGCCTAATTTCAGGAAAATGGTACTGTCAACGAGGTTGTACTTAGACCGGATCTTACATCAGGACGAGGGTACGGACTGGGATATGTAAAGCCAACGAGGATGGAGCCGTATTTGCGGGGGTGTTGACGGCGTATCGTCAAGATAAGTCCACTCAGGCCTCAGTACAGACTTGATTAGTGTATTAGTTAATGTAATAACTCTTGCAATTCATATAATTGGCTTATACTATGAATGTGATATCGCTGAATAACAGCACTCTATCTCCCCCCCAACACGGTATGCCCCAAGCTCGGAGGCTATATGTTTCAAGACGAAGGTGTTATCGGCCTTTCTGTAGCTCTCACAGTCGAGAATGATCTCGAAGTAGACAATGACGGAAACTTCTACCTAGTTACTCTATTCTACCAAGACGAGAACTCAGAGCCTAGTGAGTCACGCATGCTGTTTGAGGATGTCGTAGACAATCTAATGGAATTCTACAGGGATGAGAATCTAGCGTATGGCATAGGTCAGATCTATCAGATCGCCAATAGCCTAGAGCGAGCGGTCAATCGGTTACGAACGACTGCTGATATGATGGAAGTAGCCCCTATTTACCCTGATGACAGCGACCCGGAGTCTTATTCAGACGAAAGGACGTATGAGGATAGTTCATATGATCAATTTTGATCCAGTAATGTTTAAGAACCTCGAAGCCACACAGATAGGTACCGTAGGCGAGTACTTCGTAGCTTCGATATTGGGTGGTTTTGGGTATGAAGTGTTTAAAGTAGCCGGATCTGGCTTTGATATTCTAGTTTCGGACGTCAAGACCGGGGATATGACCCGTGTTAACGTCAAAACCAAGGTAGCAGACAAGGGATCACGGTCATTTAGTGTCCAGAAGGGTAAAACTACTACCTTCAGGCCTTACGATGGCAGTCATTGCGACCTATTTGCTCTGCTTTGCTTAGAAGACCAGTCTCTATGCTTTACGCCGGTCGAGGAGCACCTAGGAAAGAGCTCAATCTACATCAATCGCAAAGAACACCGTGCTGCAGACCCGTACACCAGCTGGATGGAGGCTCTATCTAGGGTGTTCCCCGAGAGAATTCTTACTAAGAACTGAGGAAACGCTATGGACTGCTGGCACTGTGGTGGAGAGCTTGTCTGGGGAGGGGATCACGACCTTGATGACGACGAGGATCACTCAATCGTAACCAACCTGACTTGCCACGGATGCGGCAGCCTAGTGTTAGTATACGTACCACATGCCAAAGACTTCAAACAAGTCCAGCGTCAGCTAACAGAACTGAACTCTGATGGTGGGGAAGCTGACGAAAGTATCGGGGAAGAGATAAGCGACTAGAGCTCGGTAGTGTATATATACCGGGGGCCGCAAACGTATTAGATTATAGCACGGATTTAGCGTTCTGGCAATCCTCATCACATCCTTTTTTATATCCCTCCCCTACCCTCCTCTCATGCATCAAGTGTTGCTACATTTCACCTGTTTGTGTTATAACAAGGCCATAGGCTATGTCTAAAAAGCAAAACAAGCCAACTAAAGTAATCAACTTACATTATGTTCGAGCCGCGATTGAAAACGGCACTGGGATACGCCTTTCTTTAGAAGAGGTACGAGCCCTTCTCGTAGAAGAGAAGCTCATCACGCCGTATCAAGCGCGGAATTACTGTCCCATCTTTAAAGGGTATACCCGGTTCTTTGATGACGATGACTTTACCGTCAACGTCCAGACAATCAGTACTCCTGACGATCTCCTATAACTCCAAGAGGAATTACCACCATGGCAAATTGTGGCGCTTCAGTACCTGCTAGTTATTCTCCTGCAAAGAAAAAAAAGAAAGTAAAGAAGTAACTCTGTGGCCACTCCTAGGAAAGGCAAGGCCAAGGTCAAAGTTACCGCATCCGGCAAGAAAGTCTCCTACGGGCAGGCCGGGAAGGCTAAAGATGGCGGTGCTAGAGTAAAGCCCGGAACAAGCAAGGGCGATGCGTACTGCGCTCGTTCTGCAGGGCAGATGAAGAAACACCCTAAGGCAGCCAAAGATCCTAACAGTCCTCTGCGCCTGTCTCGTAAGAGATGGAAATGCAAAGGCAAGAAATCCACTAAGTAATTGGCGTAGATCAGGCAATGACCGATAAAAAAGAATATACCGAAATGCAGCAGGCTTTTCTGGAATCCCTTACCGGGGAAGCTAGAGGAGATATCCGTACTGCTATGCGCTTGGCCGGCTACTCTGACGCTACAAGAACAGCAGAGGTGGTAGGCCCTTTAAAGGATGAGATAGTCGAACGGGCCAGTATGATGTTGGCCATGAATACGCCCAAGGCGACTTACGGCATTCTTAACGTACTGGACGATCCTTCATCGCTAGGTGCCAGAAACGCCGTAGCCGCTGCCAGAGAGATTTTGGATAGGGCGGGCCTTGTGAAGAAAGAAAAGATTGAAGTTTCCGGAACGGAATCTGGTATCTTTATACTTCCTCCGAAACAAGTTGCCGACCTAACTGATGACAATACTAACTGATTGGCCTGATAAGAGGCGCCCTCATGCTCGAGCAAAAATACCTTACGGCTACAGAGCATCTGAAGCTGATCCTTGCATCCTTGTACCAGATCTCGATGTCATGCCTTTTATTGTTGAGGCTCTTGAGCATTTGGATAATGGTGCTTCCTATCGTGAAGCAGCTAGTTGGCTGGGGGAGCGGACTGGTAATCCCATTAGTCACCAAGGCATCGCTAATATATGGAAGCGTCACCGCTCGCCTGAAACAGCTCGTCTCAAAGAACTAGATAAGCGAAAGAAGAAAGCTAAACCTAAGACTAAGGAAGAGCGTGAACTTCACCAGCTTAAGCTAAAAGAGGCTGCGGCTAAAAGAAGTCTGACTGCTACTAAAAAGAAGTTAACCGGATTGACTGGGGGTGACCCTACCCCGAGCTCCTCACCTAACTTTTCTGAAGGATTGGATTTTGGAGCGATCCAGAAACAGCCCCAAGAGATTATCTTCTCCCCAAACCCCGGCCCGCAAACAGAGTTTCTCGCGGCACCGGAAAGAGAAGTGTTATATGGGGGTGCGGCAGGCGGCGGAAAAAGCTTTGGCCTTCTCGCAGACCCGCTCCGCTATTTCTCTAACAAAAACTTTAACGGGCTCATCCTCAGACGAACCAACGACGAACTGAGGGAGCTAGTATGGAAGTCCCGAGAACTGTACCCTCGAGCGTACAAAGGTGCAATTTGGCAAGAGAAAAAGTCTCAGTGGGTATTTCCGTCAGGGGCTAAGCTTTGGATGACGTATCTCGAAAGAGAAGAAGACGTCCTCCGATATCAAGGGCAGGCCTTTACGTACATTGCTTTTGACGAACTTACACAGCATGCCACTCCATTCGCGTGGAACTACATGCGCTCTCGACTTCGTACGACAGATCCTGAATTGCCGTTGTTCATGAGAGCTACCACCAACCCCGGAGGGCCGGGACATGCGTGGGTGAAGAAGATGTTTGTAGACCCTGCCCCTGCAGGAAAACCGTTTGCGGCTACCGATTTGGATACGGGCGAAGTGATGTCGTATCCCGATCATCACGCTAAGGCGGGGCAGCCTCTTTTTAGTCGTCGGTTCATACCTGCTACTCTAAAGGACAACCCACACCTATTTGATGATGGGTCATATGAAGCTAACCTTCTTTCTCTTCCAGAGATGCAAAGAAGACAACTTCTAGACGGAGATTGGGCGGTAGCGGAAGGTGCAGCATTCTCTGAATTTAAGAATTCAGTACATGTTACAGAGCCCTTCGAAATACCCCACGATTGGAGACGGTTCAGAAGCTGTGATTTTGGCTATTCTTCATATTCTGCAGTACACTGGATCGCCATAGACCCCAGCTACGAGACATTAGTAGTGTACCGGGAGTTGTACGTTTCAAAACACACGGGCAAGGATCTGGGTCGCGTAGTGTTGGAAGCGGAACGCGGCGAAAGCATTACATACGGGGTTTTAGACAGTTCTTGTTGGCATAACCGAGGCCAGATTGGCCCGTCCATTGCCGAAGAGATGATTACAATGGGATGTCGGTGGCGTCCTAGTGACCGAAGTGCAGGAGCTCGTATAGCGGGAAGAAACCGTCTTCATGAGCTTCTGAAAGTAGATGAGACAACAGAGAAGCCCGGCATATTGTTTTTTAACAATTGCAGGCAGATCATTGCAGACCTTCCTGTGATACCAACCGACCCTAAGGGCGGAGACGATATCGACGTCCGGTACCGCAGTGACCATGCATATGACAGCATTCGTTATGCTATAATGTCTCGCCCTAGAGCTACGAGCCCCTTTGAAGACTGGGGCCAAGCAACGAAGCCTACATGGCGACCCTCAAGCCCTAAATTTGGATACTAACCTATGGCATTAATCGACAAACCAGACGTCTTAGAGGCTGAGGACGCTATTGTTTCCCTTGAAGAACTGGGGGACGTCAGTGAGCAGAACAGTAACTTTTCCGGTGTAATTTCTTGGGTTACAGAGCGATTTAATCGTTCCAACGATGTTCGACAGGCGGACGAGGAACGGTGGCTAAGATCTTATAGAAACTACCGAGGCCTGTACGGCCCGGACACTCAGTTCACGGACAGCGAGAAAAGCCGTACCTTCATTAAGATTACTAAAACCAAAGTACTGGCTTCCTACGCTCAGATTGTGGACGTCTTGTTTGCAGGCAGTAAGTTTCCTATCGGTGTTGAGCCTCCCTCTGTTCCCAAGGGGACTGCAGACGCAGTTCATTTAGATCCTGTTGCAGAGAAGGCCGGGATCACTGTCGGAACTGCTACTCGTCCCGAGATACTAGAGCGTCTAGGCTCGGTCAAAGAGGGGCTAGAGTCTGTTCAAGAAAATCTCAAAGACGGAGTAGGAAAAACACCGGGTGGCATAACGTATGAGCCTGCTAAGGTTTCGGCTCGCGTCATGGAAAGCAAAATACACGATCAGTTAGACGAGTCTGAGGCCAGCAAACATTTAAGAAATGTGGCTTTTGAGATGTCTCTGTTTGGTACAGGCATCCTTAAGGGCCCTTTTGCCTTCGATAAGGAGTACCCTGCTTGGACAAAGGATGGAGAGTACGATCCTAGAATCCAGACTATCCCTAAAGTAGAGCATGTTTCCATTTGGGATTTCTACCCAGACCCAGAAGCTCGCAGCATGAATGATTGCGAGTACGCCATTCAGCGACATAGGATGAGCCGATCTCAAATCAGGGCTCTTAAGAACCGCCCGTATTTCCGCACGGAAAGCATTGAAGAAGCTATCGACATCGGCGCTAACTACGATGCAAAATATTGGGAGTCCGCTCTAGAAGACAACACGGATCATCACGACGTTACTCGATACGAAGTCTTGGAGTACTGGGGTGTCCTTGATGCAGAGATGGCTGAAAGTGCAGAGATTGAGCTTCCGTCTAGCATTGCTGACTTAGACCAGCTCAACGTAAACGTCTGGATTTGTAACGGCCAAATTCTGCGACTGGTCATAAACCCATTCACACCCACTCGACTGCCCTTCAACGCAGTTCCCTATGAGGTCAATCCGTACTCGTTCTTCGGTGTAGGTATAGCCGAGAACATGGAAGACACTCAGGAGATCATGAACGGCTTCATGCGGATGGCTGTAGATAACGCAGCCCTGTCTTCAAATCTTCTTATCGAAATTGACGAGACTAATTTGGTTCCGGGCCAAGACCTTTCCGTATACCCCGGTAAGATATTTCGGCGTCAGGCGGGAGCACCGGGCCAAGCCATCTTTGGAACAAAATTCCCGAACGTGACAAACGAATGCATGATGATGTTTGATAAGGCTCGCCAATTATCAGATGAAAGCACTGGTATGCCCTCCTTTGCACACGGCTCCACTGGAGTCATGGGAGTCGGGCGTACAGCATCAGGAATGAGTATGCTCATGGGTGCTGCCGCGCAGAACATCAAAGCGGTTGTACGAAATGTAGATGACTACCTATTATCACCTCTAGGAAAGGCCTTATTCGCATTTAACATGCAATTCGATTTTGACGAGGACGTCGCTCAGTCAAACCTGTATGTAGTTGCTCGCGGCACTGAAAGCCTAATGCGAAACGAAGTTAGGTCTCAGAGATTACTGCAGTTTATGCAGATGACTTCCAATCCTATGACTGCTCCGTTTGTGAAGTACGATTACATACTTCGAGAGCTTGCAGCATCAATGGATCTTAACGAAGATAAAATTCTTAACGACCCTAGAGAAGCCGCTCTCCAAGCTGAAATGTTGGGGGCTATGCAGCAGTCCATGGCCGCGTCTCCAGAGGGAGAGGCTCCTCCACAAGATCCTACGGGTAATGGAGGCGGTACGATTGCACCGGGTAATGCACCTGAGCCGGGTGCTGCGGGATTCACAGGTCAAGGCGGCGGAGACAATGGGGGCAACGTCCCTCCTCCTCCCCCTGAAGGTGCTCCTGTCTAAGGTATATTATGAATAAAGAAACTGCCCGTGAGCTTCTTCTCCTCATTAATGACCCGCAAACTTGGGACGCTTTGCAGAAGTATGCAAACTCTAGGATAGAGGGCCTCCGGGGTCATTTAGAGTCAGAGAAAGAGCACCAAAAAATTATAGCGACCCAAGGCGCTATTGCAGAATTGCGCCGACTATTCACTCTTCGAGAAGAAGTTAGAGAGAGATCTAAATAGTGTCAGAAGAAATTGAAGAGTTAGAAGAAGACGCCGACGGATGGTCTTGGGAAGATACAGCTAGCCTTATCGCGGACTTCACTCCTGTAGTAGGGGACGTCAAAGGAGCGTACGAAACGTACGACGCTTTTAGTGAAGGTGATTACGTTGGAGGCACAGTAAATGCCATTGCTACCGGCTTAGGCGTTATCCCTATTGTAGGAGATGCCGCAGGCAAGGCGGTGAAAACTGCGTACAAGTCGTTTGAAGAAGTGTCTCCTGCAATCAATAAGCAGCTTTCTCGCACCTCCTACGACAAAACGTGGGATGAGTTTGAAGCCATCGATGATGTTTCAGACTGGCAAAAAACGGTCAAGAAGTACGTCAAAGATGATCGGTCAGTAGACCCCGTCGTACGGACTCCCGAACTAGAAAAGTCCGCCCGAGAACTTAGGGATGGAGTAATAGACCGGGCGGAGCATCTTAATAATGTTCAAAAGTACAAGCCCGTCACGCCGTGGACTGACCTTCCGAGGGCGCCGACAGACAAAAGTGTAGTGTACTCTTTAAAGCCCAATCAAAGAGCAGACGGAAACTTTGTCCTAGATAATGCGGCGGCTAAATCCTTTGGAGTTACCAAATCTGCTCTGTCCGAAGGCGATAAATTTAATGGCAGATTAGATATTCCTGCTTACAAAGATTATGACACATGGATCGTGGCGGGCACGTCTAAGGCCCAATCTGGCACTCACTATGCCAAGGCAGTTCACTACGTCGGCGATGGCGATACCCCTGTAAAATTTCTAGCTTCTCAAAAAATGGGGCAGCGAATTGGGGCGGGAGAGGCAGACAAAACTGGATACGCAACTGTCTCGGGCTGGGTCAAAAGTCTAGATGCTGACGCCATACGAGAGTCCTCAGAAAAGTTAGTTTCTGATCCAGAGTGGCTGCAGGTAGGGTTTGACCCTCGTCGCCAAGGTGCCTTTTACGCACGAAGTGGTGATAGCGTAGGAGCGGCTGTATCCGAAGCAGATGAAGTTATTCAAATAGGCCCTTTAGTATTCGCAAAGGGCGCAAAAATTGACGCAGACTATCGTGGGTTTGCAGACGGAGGCCTTATGGCAGACATGAGAACGACTAAGGGCCGTGCGGTCTATCAAGACGAAGAGACAGGTGAAAATTACAGTGAGAAAAGTGTAACCTTTCAGATGGACGACGGCAGCTGGCTTACCATACCGTCCGTAGATGAGGACGGCGAACAATTTAGCCAAGAAGAACTTGAAGATTTCGTTCGCAAGAATGGCCCTGTGGATCCTGTGACGGGGGCAGACCTTCCTGTATTTAACGACGTCGAAGATGCTGAAGACTATGCTAAGCAGCGCAGCGACAGCCTTTTACCCCGAAATGATGAGATGGAGTCCGCACCGGCAGAGGATATGCCAGAAGACACTATGTCTGATACAATGGATGACGTTGCTATGATGAGTTGCGGCGGGCTAATGGGAGGCGGCATGCCCGACCTTACTATGATGTCAGGTGCAGTTCCTCCCGGTTCTCTTGAGTCCGAGGTCGCGGACGACATCCCCGCGTTCCTAAGCACAGGAGAATATGTGCTAAGTGCTGACGTAGTTCGCTGGCATGGCCTCAAGCACATTATGGATATGCGCTTTGAAGCAAAATCCGGCCTTATGTCTATGGACTATGAAGGGCAGATCGAGTCCGTCTACGACGAAGACGAGAAGCCTGAGGAAGAGTACGAAACTCCTGAAGGCAACACAGTCGAAGTTTCTGAGGTCGAGACCGAGGACACGGCGGAAGAGTTTGAGCCTTGCGAGTACTGCGACGGTGAAGGCTGTGAACAATGTATGGATTCCGACGACTACCCTACAAAAGAGGGTCAGTTTTCGTATTCTCCGGGTGTAAGTTTTGCTCTGATTAAGTAGGCACTCATGGCGACTAATAAGAAATCTACCGTAAATGCGGCCGGCAACTACACCAAGCCCACCATGCGGAAAAATTTATTTAATAGAATAAAGGCCGGGTCTAAGGGCGGAGCTGCCGGACAGTGGTCTGCCCGCAAAGCCCAGATGCTTGCTAAGCAATACAAAGAAAAGGGCGGAGGTTACAAAGACTAGTGGCAATAAAAAAATCTCAAAAGTCTCTCAAGAAATGGACTGACCAAAATTGGCGTACCAAGTCAGGGGCTAATAGCACTCAGGGCTCAAAGGCCAGCGGAGAACGCTACCTCCCAGAGAAAGCCATCAAGTCTTTATCGTCCAGTGACTATTCTTCTACAACTCGAAAGAAACGAGCTGACACCAAGGCTGGAAAGCAATTTTCTGCGCAGCCTAAAAAGATTGCCAAGAAAACTTCTAGGCACAGGTAATACCGATTGCGCGGAATGGGCTACCCGCAAAACCACCGAATTTTCGGTCTACTTTTCGGCCCCCCAAGGTGAACAAAAATGGCAAAATATCAAGGAGCATACCGCTCCGAAGAAGACGTGGCTTTAGAAGATTCAACGGAAGCCCCGGTAGAGGCATCTCCTGTAGCGAACGCTTCTGAAGATGACACGTTTAAAAAACGATACGGTGATTTGCGTCGACATATGCAGAGCTCTCTGTCGGAGAAGGATCAAGAACTCAATAAGCTTAGAGGCCAACTAGACCAAGCTACTAAGTCGCAGATTAGATTTCCAAAGAGTGAAGATGAAGTGGCGGAATGGGTTTCTAAATACCCCGACGTTGCAAAAATTATCGACACCATTGCCCAGAAGCGAGTCCTTGAAGGGCAGCAAATGCTCCAAAAGGATATGGGAAAGATTAAAGAGCTCGAGAATAAGCTTGATAAAGAGAGGGCCGAAAAGGCGCTTCGGGACGAGCACCCTGATTTTGATAAGATTAGGGCAAGTCGGGACTTCCATGATTGGGTTGCCTTACAGCCCGCTTCTATCCAAGACGCCTTGTACAAGAACAGCACAGACGCGGTCTTAGCCTCTCGTTGCATCGACTTGTACAAAGCAGACAAGAGCAAACGTAAGGGTAGCAACAGTTCGGCGGCCCAATCCGTGGGCAGAACGTCGTCAGCCTCTCCCAACCTCGGAAAGACAAAGTTTACGGAAACGGCGGTCTCCAAGATGTCGACCGCTGAATATGAAAAGAATGAAGGTGCCATACTCCAATCCATGAGAGACGGCACTTTTGAGTACGACTTGAGCGCAGGGGCTCGCTAGGGGCTTGTAGTAACACTTACTAGTGTGTTATAACTACAGCATCTAGTGACATTCTTGCTCACTTAGCAGAGCCCCTCAAAGGCTACCTCTGCACAACAATTTCAGAAAATTTAGTCCTAAAAGACCTGATTTCAAAGGCCCTTTAGCTGGGAATTCCTGCGGTCGGTACCGAACAACCCAACGGATTTTCCAGCTTTAGACACCCCCCGAAATGCAGCCCTTAGTGTACAGAAATTATTCTGGCTCAAAAAACCTCAGCACATCTAAGTGCTTGTTTTCACAGTCAAAGGAATAAGATTATGGCATTCCCCAAAGCCTCGGGCTACAACAACCTTCCAAACGGAAACTTCAGCCCAGTTATATATTCACAGAAGGTACAAAAGTCCTTCCGTAACTCTTCTGTAGTAGAAGATATCAGCAACACCGATTACATGGGTGAGATTGACAGCTTCGGCGATTCAGTCCGTATCATTAAAGAGCCTGAGATCACAGTAAGTAACTACAATCGTGGTACTACAGTGGCCGCTCAAGACCTTAGTGACGCTGACTTCAGCCTCGTTGTTGACCAGTCTAACTACTTCATGTTCAAGATGGACGACATTGAGGCTGCTCACAGCCATGTAAACTTTATGGATCTCGCTACTGATCGTGCGGCTTACCGCCTACGTGACGAGTTTGATGCTGAGGTTCTAGGTTACATGTCAGGCTTCGAAAAGAATGCTGGCGGTACTTGGATTCGTCGCACTGCAACTAACGGCACAAAGGCAGACGCAGCAGCTGATGTCGATGAATTGCTGGCAGCTAACAAGCTGGACATAACTTCGTTCGGCGGCACAGACATCGGCGCAGACGCTGAGATTACTTCGATTCCAGTAGCTGCAGGTGGCGGCGCGGGTGGCATTACATCTCCTCTCGCTGTCCTAAACCGTATGGCTCGCCAGATGGATCAGGCTAACGTAGACACAGAAGGTCGTTGGTTCGTAGCCGACCCCGTCTTCTACGAAATCCTGATGGATGAAGATAGCAAGTTCGTGAACAATGACTTCGCAGGTGGCCAAGACGCCGGTGACATCATTCGCAACGGACGTATGGGCTCGGGTTTGATCCGAGGCTTCCGTGTGTATAAGTCTAACAACCTTCCGTATGTTGGTACTGGCGCAGGCGTGGCCTCATCAGTGGGTTCAGAAGGTAACTTTGGCATCCTATGCGCGGGCCATGACTCAGCAATTGCGACTGCTCAGCAGATCAACAAAACTGAGTCTTATCGTGACCCTAACAGCTTCGCTGATATTGTTCGTGGTATGCAACTCTATGGCCGCAAAATCTTGCGTCCTGAGGCGTTGTTCACTGCCGCTTATAACATAGCTTAGTGATAAAATGGGGAGGCTCCTTTCGGGGGGCCTTCCCTTTTGCTTGGGGATTCAATGAGTTCATTTATAGAATTAACCAATCGTTTACTTCGCCGTATCAACGAGGTGGAGATAAGCCCTGCAGATTTTGCCAATACTCGAGGCGTCCAGTCTCTGGCGAAAGATGCGGTAAAAGCTTCTATAGCTCGTATAAATCAAGCAGAATTTGAATGGCCCTTTAATGCGGTAGCGCATACTCAGACGTTAGAAGCAGGCCGCGAAGAATATTCATGGCCCCAATACTTCAAAGTGGCCGATTGGAACAGTTTCCAATTAAAAAAAGACGACGAACTAAACACCACGAATACAAAATTAAATTTTATTTCGCGGGATCTTTGGTATCGAGATTACAGAGATGCCGACGATGATGCTGGGCTTGCTGGGGTAAGCGCCCCTGTTTATGTTTTCCAATCCCATGGAAATGGCTATGGCGTCACACCGTCCCCGGACAAAGCGTACACAATACAATTTAGATACTATTTTAATTTCACTGAATTGACGAATAGTTACGACGAAACTCGCATCCCTTCGACATACGATCACGTCATCATCGATGGGGCTTTGTACCACATGTACCTATATCGTGATAACACCGAGTCCGCTGGGATTACGCTGCAAGTCTTCCAGCAAGGCGTGAAAGAGATGCAAAGTGTACTTATAAATCAGTACGACCGTATTCGAGACACCCGGCTTTCTAGGGTCGTTAGGGCAAAGTTCTAATGCCGGATAAGGTAGAATCCTTTAAAGTAGTGTGTTCGGGTGGATTAAACTCCAACGAAAATCACCTACAGCTTTCTCAAGATCTTCCGGGCTCAGCTACCCGGCTAGTTAATTTTGAGGTAAGTTTATACGGCGGCTATCGTCGTGTAGAAGGCTTTGAAAAATATGATGCGTATAACCCCGAAGTAGACCCTGTAGATGCTGAGGGCGCAGTGACGTCTATAACCTTTTTTAGGAATGACTCGACCTACGCCACAGACATAATAGCCACTCGAGGTGTCAAGAAATTCTCTTTTGAAGCTACTGCAGGCCAGACAACATTCAGTGGCGTGGACAGTAACAGCAGGACTCTAGACCTTCCGTTTACCTCCAGCGTGTCGGTATACGTTAACGGAGTTCGTAAATATCTAGCGATAGATTTCACTACCACAGGCACTAGCATCACTTTAAATGTGGGGGCGGTTGAAGGCGACACAGTAGCCATAGACCCACACGAGTACTCCTTCTATAGATACTCTTATAGCGGCTGGCAGAAATATACTCTTCCTTCAGGCTACCGAAGAAAGTCTATCTTAGGCATTAACCCAGTTAAAAAAGTCCGCTCTGTGACCTTTGACTTTGGGTCGGGCTCGTTAGCAGCGTTTGTGGACGGTGCAAATAAAGCATTAATTTTTGACGGAACTACTTGGTCACAAATTTCATCTGCGGGCGCAGGAAACCAATCTGATGCAGGAGGCCCTTCAGCCTTAGATAATCCTGCAATTGTGGACGTTTTTGAAAATCATTTATTCTTAAGCGGAGACGTTTTTAGTGATAGCGTCATAGCCCACTCAGCTCCGTTAGACCCATTTGATTTTTCGACGGCGAATGGCGCAGGACAGCTTACAATGGGCTTTCCTGTAGTTCAGTTTAAAGGCTTTAGAGACAACCTTTTTGTCTTTGCAGAAAATGGAATTAAGAAGGTAAGTGCTGATCTGACCGCAGGGTTTGTCTCAGAGTCCGTCACGAATAATGTGGGCTGCATTGCGCGGGACAGCGTCTTTGAAATTGGGGGCGATCTAATATTTCTAGCTCCAGATGGCTTACGCCCTGTTGCTGGAACAAGCCGCATTGGAGACGTCGAACTAGAGACAATATCTAAGTCCGTACAGCAGCTCCTTAAAGACTATTCCCAAGACTATGACTTAGAGGAATTAAGTGGGGTTGTTGTCAGGTCGAAGTCACAGATCCGCTATTTTGTAGGCGGTTCTAGTGTTGCGACGGCAGACAGCCCCGGAGTCGTAGGCGGCCTAAGGTCTGCTGACCAAAGACTGGGTTGGGAATTTGGTGAGCTCTTAGGCATTCGAGCAAGTTGTTGTGCCAGTTCCTACGTGAACGGTCAGGAGCTTGTGCTTCATGGGGATTACGACGGTTGCGTATACCGCCAAGAGACCGGGACTACCTTTAACGGAGCTAATATACTCAGTGTCTACTCTACTCCGTTCTTTGACTTTGGTGATACAGAAGTTCGAAAATCTGTGCGCAAGATCAACACCTTCATCCGGGCGGAGGGCCCTATCGAAGTTAACCTTTCTATAAAGTATGACTGGAATGATCCTGCCGTGGCTCAACCGGCGAGCTACACTGAAATTTCTGCAGGGGCACCCGTGGTCTACAAGGGCCGTAATGTTTCTTATGGAAGCGCCGGCATCATCTACGGCGGTAGTGAGAAGCCTATTATGCAGACTTCCGTGCAAGGTTCTGGCTACGCAGCACAGTTAAATTTTGTGGCTTTGGGGGACTTTAGGCCTTTCTCTATACAAGGCCTTGTAATTGAATTTTCGACGGCGGGACGACTTTAATGGCAGGATATACGAGACAGAGTGTTGCCGATATAATTAATGGTCAGAGTATTACTGCGCCACCATTAAACTCGGAATTTAATCAACTAGCGGCTGCCTTTGAGGCTACGTCTGGACACATGCATACTGGCGGCACGGGTGACGCTCCCCTTATCCCCATAGCAATAAGTGTTTCTGGATACTTAGGCCCGGACAATGGTGGTGTCGGCGGCAAGAATAACGTAACTGCAACGACAGACCCCTCTGTAATTATGGACGCAGCTGAGGGCTACGCCCCCGGTTCAGTTTGGATTAATAGCGTTTCTCAGCGGGTATTCGTTTGTACCAATAACTCTGCGGGTAACGCACAGTGGTCAGAGACGATGTTGGTTTACCCCAACAATGTAGTGACTCCCAAAGTAACGAACACTGTAGACCTCGGTACTCCAGCTAAAAGATATAAGAATATTCAGATTGATGGTGTAGGTTATATTGATACCGTCAATGCAGATAACATTAATGTCACGGCTAACCTAGATGTTAATGGGCTTTTAGACGTTGTTAATGTCTCTGCTACAGGAACTGCCTCCCTTGGTACTTCTGTAACTATTGGCGGAGGTGCGATTGAGAACACCGCCATCGGCCAGACCACAGCCAACGGCATTCGTGGTACGGTTGTACAAGCAACTACGGGCTTTACCGGAAACCTAACAGGTGCCGTAACAGGCAACGTGACGGGTAATGTTGCAGGTAACGTAACAGGAACCGTCACAGGTGGATTGACAGGTAACGTGACTGCGGTCACAGGTTCGTCGGCGTTTAATAATGTCGAAATATCGGGTGCCTTGAACATGGACGCCTCCACAGGGGCGACGATTACTAACTTAAGTAATCCTGTAAATCCTCTGGACGCCGCCACAAAGCAGTACGTAGACACGGCGGTAGGTAATGTTATTGACGCAGCCCCGGCTGCTCTAGACACTCTTAATGAGTTAGCTGCTGCTCTCAATGACGATGCTAACTACGCAGCTACTGTGTCGACTTCCATCGCTGCTAAAGTTCACAAGACCGGCGACAGTATGACTGGTGCGCTGAACATGACTAGTAACAAGATTACTAGCCTCGGCACTCCTACAGCTAACTCTGATGCAAGCAATAAGTCTTATGTAGATCAACAAGACGCTCTTCAGGTTAGTAAGACTGGCGATACTATGACTGGCATACTAGATATGTCTGCTAACCGTATTGTCGACGTCGCCAGTCCCGCCGCTACGAATGATGCAGCAAATAAAGCCTACGTAGACTCTATCCTAGGCTCTGCCACTGGGGCAGCCGCTTCTGCGGCCCAAGCCTCCTCTAGTCAAGCGGCTGCAGCTACATCAGCAAATTTAGCAAGCTCATCGGCCAGCAATGCGGCCTCGTCTGCAACCTCGGCGTCCAACTCTTTAAGCACATTCCAAGACCTATTTTTAGGCTCGTACAATGCAGCGCCATCAACTTCTGGTGTATCCGCTGGAGCGATATACTACAACACGACTAACCAGAGTTTGTATCTTCTCTCAGGGGGAGCGTGGGTCAGCGCAGTATTTGATACTGCAGGGGCAATGTTTGGCTCAAATAACTTGGCAGATGTCTCAGATTCTGCTACAGCTAGGACTAATCTTGATGTCCCCTCTACCTCAGAGGCACTGTCAGTAGCTAATGACCTAAGTGATCTATCAAACCCAGTAACTGCCCGGACTAATCTAGGCGTTTCAATTGGGACTGATGTACAAGCGTACGACGCTAATTTAACAACTTTTGCTACTACGTTTAACCTACCTGTAGCCGACGGCGACGCAAATAACGTCCTGAAAACTGATGGTGCAGGAAACATAGTATTCGGAGCTGCTGCAGCCGGCGGGGGCTCTGCCGCTGCGTACGTAGTAGCGGACGCTTCCTTAGCAGACTATGTCTATAAGACGTATGAGTTAACACAAAATAATCTCGAAATCACAGGTACTTGGCAAGCATTTGCAGATTCGGCTATACTGCATGTGACGGAAACAGAGACAATTTCTTCGGATGGAAATTACTTCGAGACAAGTACGACTTTGTCCGGAGACCATGCGTTCTACCAAATTCTTTATGTCGCAGACTCCGCCACTCTCACTATCCCTTCGACGCGAACCGTTCACGGCGTTGCAGACAGCCCAGTGGCAGGTCAGACGAATGATAAATTCCAGTCGACCGGGCGTCTAATGTACTTCGGCTTAATATAAGAGGCAATAATCATGGCGGGCAGAACGTCTACTATACTTACACCTAACTCAGCTCAGAATCTGTACACTAATGACACTGGCGGGGCAGTTGTCTGCACGGTCACTGGTGTATCGACTGTGACTACTGAGAACCCTCCATTCTCTTTAAAATTAAGCACTGATAATGCTGTTGCGCTAAACTTCTCACAGGACGTCTTTACCGCGCCTGCGACTTATGCAGATAATTGTATAAGCATAGATAAGCCTAATGGCGGATATTACCCTTTCTACAGTCCTGCTACTGGGATGGGACAAATCGGAGATTCCTCCGGTGTGTCTTACGCAACAACCAGCAGTAGCAATAATTATACTCAAAAGTACAATATGTATTTAGAGCCGTACATGCTGACAGACCCTTCTGAATATGGAAATCCCGCCGGGGAATGTCGGTTTGCGGGCTTCCACACTAATAATGTTTATTATATTAAAGACATACGAGATAATTTAGCAAATATGCCGGATTATTTTAACGGCGCTAGTAATTATATGCAGGCCAATGCCGACTACACTCAAGGCATAACTTACGGGAATCGCACGGCTGTCACAGACCCCCACACGGGTATATGGATGTCTTGGCACGGCAACGCTTACATGAGCTGTGGTAGGTACAGCACAACTGAAGGGAGTCAGCAGGGCAACCGAAGTTCCGATTCTTTCTACTATCAGCGCACCGGCTCTTCCCACGATCCCTATAATTACTTTAACAATACTAATAACTCGCCGTTTGCTTCTGCTGACGGCGGGGTCATAGTAAATAACTTTATGACTCCGAGTAATACTGCGCTGGCAAACGTATTCATAATCCCTGTCCGTTCCATATTCCCCGGCGGGGCTCTGCCCAGCGCTAAGTTTACTGATGCTCCTATCGACAATACCCAATGGAGCAATTTCATTAATACCACGGGTGACATGGCTTGTTTCTTCGAGGTAGAAGCAAACAGTTTTCAATGGATGAAGTATAATAAAAAA